TTGTATCAGTTTTAACTCGCGCAATGAAAATTCTAAACTTAACAATGGCTTTTAACCCATTTTTGCTAGTGGTTGCGGCTATCGTTGCTTTAATTGCAGCCTTTACTTACCTCATGATCACAAATGAAGATTTTAGAAAAGTAGTTGAAAAGGTATTTAATTTTGTTATTAAAATTGTTATTAAAGTGTTTTCGGGGATACTGACGGCGGTGGCAGATCTTATTCAAACATTTAATAACCTAGTAAAAGTTTTAGGATTCTTGGTTAAAGTTTTTGTTGCGGTATTTGAGGGGATTTTAGACACAGTTTTAACAGTCTTTATTGCAATTATTAAGGGGATTAAATTTTTAATTGATGGTTTTGTAAGTCTAATGGAAAGTAATGACACCCTAAGAAAAGTTTTTGAAAATGTCTTTAACGGGATAATTAGAATAGTTGGATTTGTAGTAAAAGGTATTATAAACACTTTTGCTTTTCTTGTTGGGGGAGTTGCTGACCTAGTGGGCGTGTTCAATTCCTTATTTAGCAGCGCTAAATCTATATTTTTTAGTATTTTAGATGTTATTAGCAGAGTCGGCAAAGGTATTTTTGGAATCCTTAGTTTTATTGCTGAGAAAATTGGTACTTTCTTGGGTGCGGTTTTCGATGGAATAACTGGTTGGATTCGAACTTTGGCTTCATTGTTGGGCAAAATTCCTAGAATTGGACCCGCAATTGAGGCTGGACTAAATGCTGGACTTGATGCAACCAAGAAGGCTGTCGTTGGTATTGCAGCCCTTGGGGTTGCTATCGCGGAAACTGGTTTTGATAATATAATTAAAGGGGTTAAAACCACAGTAAACGCTGTTTCCACTATTGGAGTGGCAACTCAAAAAACTTTAGAAAAAACCGAAGCGACCCTTAAAAACTTTTCAAATACTGTTGGTCAATTTACCGATAAAAATAATGGGGCAAAGATCGTTGATGGTTTAATTAAGGGAGCGCGAGAGGCATCAAGTGTTCTTGGCGGAGTAAAAGACAGTCTTGAAAGTATAAGAAAAATAGACATGGCTGGAAATGTCGGCAAGGTTGTTGATGGCATTACCAACAAAATTGAAGAATCCGCTCAATTTGTTTTAGGACTAGCCAAAACAGTAAATGATTTTGCTGAAAAGGATACCAACTTTGCTGGAAACATTATTTCTGGAATTGCAACTATCGCTGATAAAATAAAAGCAAGTTTTACAGAAGGACTTGGCTTTGGGGATATGCTCGCTGAGCAAAAAAAGAAATTTGACGAGTCCGTGCCTGACCCTAAGAAATTTGCAGATTTGAATAAAGTAGCCGAAGATATGGGCGAGCAAGCCGACTCTATGAAAAAAATTAGAGAAGCCATGGCTAAAGGCATTGAAGGAATTCAAAACATAATTACGGACTTGCGCGACGCCATGAAAGATATGGCAGATAGTCTTAAAGACACAATTGTTGGATTCGCTGGTCTTAAAGGTGTTGAGTTACCCGACGGTTTTATTCCAAAGGCTAAATCTTTAATTGACAATATGGAACTTAAACTTAATAAAAGTCTACAATTTGCAAATCAAATAGAACAATTACAGGGAATGAACTTAGACGCTGGTGCGCTTAAAGCAATTATTGAAGAAGGACCAATTAAGGGTGCCCAACTTGCCGCTTCTATTCTAGGGGGCGGTCAAATAGCAGTTAATGAAGTTTCACGATTGCAAAAAAATATTGAAAGCGCTGGGTTACAAATTGGAACCTTCGGTTCACAAGTTTCTTTCCAACCCAAAATTGATGCAGCCACCGCAAAATTAGGTGCCTATACAGGAGCGTCTCTTATTCAAGGAGCAACAGGCGGTGGTGGTAATGTTTACCTTCAACAAGGCTCTGTAAATATTACGATTGATGCTTCAAAGGCAACGACCGCCGAAGAAACAGCAGCGATTGTTGAACGCGACCTTGAAAAATACTTTAGCGCACTCGGTAAAGAATTGGCGGCTCGTTAATGGCTACGGTAGTCCTTAGACCCAATGCCGACTGGAATAACGCCAGCGGATTCGCTATCTCAGGTGGCTCGGCTTCAGTCCATGCCGCTCTTGCTGATAACAGCGACTTAACATATATCACCCGTACAAGTGATACCGTTCCCGCGTCTTATGAAACAGAATTTGGCACTACCACAATTGGCGCTACCGAAAAGGTTGTATCGGTAAATCTTCGCGCCCGCATTGAGGTTGGTACCGCTGGTAATGCTCAGTTCAGTTTAGGTGTAATTACTGACCGAAATGGTAGAACGGTTAGTTATTCAGTTCCAGTTACAAAACAAAACACCTTGGCGATCTCAACAGTAGATATTGCACTAAACCTAACAAGTGCGCCAAATGGACAGGTTTGGACTCAAACACTTATAGATAATTTAGTCTTTAAGTTCACCGATAATGCAAAAATATTGGCAGACAAAACAAGCGTTTATGCGCTTTATGTGGATGTGGTCACAACTGCTCAGCCAACGCTAACCGTTAGTAGTCCTTCAGGAACTATCACAGACACATCTTTTCCTTCAGTTGTTTGGGCATTTAGTGATGCCGACGGTGACCCACAATCTGCCTATGAAATTAAAATCTTTGACTCCGCGACTTATGGGGGTGCGGGATTTTCACCTAGCACTTCAACACCAACAGTTGAATCGGGAATAATTGTTTCTAGCAATAATGGTCAAACTTTGGAAGCAGATTTAGCAAACAGTACGACTTATCGAGCCTATGTTCGAGTTGCTCAATTACTTAACGGCGATAACTATTTTAGCCAGTTTGCCTTTTCACAATTTACTCTTGGAGTAAACGCACCAGCATCACCGACAATTTCTGCCTTTTACGATTCGGGGCAAGGAAATGTAACGATCACTATTTTAGGGCGAACAAATGTATTGAATGTAAATCAAGCATCCCTTGAAACTAATACAGACGGATGGGTTGCTTTGTTAAATTGTGCAGTTGCTCGCTCTACTGCCCAAGCCTCCGACGGTTCAGCCTCGTTGTCTTTGACCGCTTCAGCCTCGGGCGATATGACCGCAACCACCACAACAGCAACAGCCTTTACCGTCACGCCAAATACTAACTTTTCTGCTACCGCTGAGTTCAGATCAAACACTACCTCCCGCTCGACAGCCGTAGGAATTATTTTTAGAAACTCTGCTGGTACAACTATTTCAACCACTTTTGGAACGGCAGAAGCGGATTCCTCGAGTTCATTTAATCAATGCACGGTATCTGCAACATCTCCCGCAACGGCGGCAACCGCTTTGGTTGTGGTTAAAGTTATCTCGGCTGGTTCTAGTGAGGTTCACTTTGTAGATAAAATTGCTTTTCATGCAGGAAGTCAACCCTTTTGGACTCGGGGTGGTTTTTCTACTTTCTCTTTTGATGTGGAGCGTTCAGACGATTTAGGTGTCACTTACACGACTATTCGCAACAGTCCAGTTAATGCTTCAAATGCACAGATAGCAACTTTGGAAGATTACGAAGTTCCCCTAGATACAACCGTAACTTATCGCTCTAAAGCAAAGGCTGAAATCTAATGGCTGTTTTATCATCAGGTTATACAAATACCGAACCAATTCAAATCGCAAACGCTTTGATTTGGTCATTTACGGCTGTCGAAAGTCCGACTTTGCGTGTTACACAATTACGGGTTCAGCAACCGCTTAGTTCAGCAATCGTAGAATCCTACGGAGTTTTCAAACCATTGGGCGCTTCAAAGACTATCGTTGTGGCAACAAGCATTTACGGTATTGATGGCTCGTATGAGTTCACGACACAGGGCGAAACCGAATGGAATGACCTTTACCCAGTTCTGACTTACCAAGGAATTCTATTTGTTCATGACCCACTTGGACGGCAAAAGTATGTTCGATTTGTGGATAGAACTTGGACAGAAGTTGGAAATATTAACAATTTAATTCGCAATGCTAAGGTCAATTACTACGAGGTTGAGTCTCCCTAATGTATCCCGTATCTGACGCATTTTTATCGTCAGTTCGTAAATCTCACATCAGCCATGTCAAGGTGGAGATATACGACATGGCTAACAACAGTATTCTGAGTACAGCCCAACCAGTTTCGGGAGAAGTAACAATTGACTCTAGGCGAGACATACGGCGCCAATGCACTCTTGAGTTCGTTGATACAGATGGCACTTTAGTTCCAACCAACAATCTATCCTCGGTTCTTCTACCCTACAACCGCGAGGTCAAGATTTTCCGTGGAGTTCAATTTGGTGATGGCACCGAGGAATTGGTACCACTTGGAGTTTTTATCATAACAACAGTCGAAATAACAGACACACCCCAAGGAATTAGAATTGTTGTTCAAGGTTCAGACCGTAGTCTGAAAGTAATTCGAGCAAAATATACCAACCACGACTTTTTTATTGAGGACGCAACACCAAAAGAAACTGCTATCCAACAAATCTTAGTCAATAGATTTCCGACAGTTAAAACTGTTTTTCCCGCTACTAATCAAGTCACCGACATTATTTATCCGACCCTTGACCAATCATCTAATCCGTGGAAACAAGCAATAAAGATCGCTGAGTCGGCTGGGATGGATTTGTATTTTGACGAAAATGGAACGGCAAGGATGCGACCTATTCCTGACCCTGATTTAGGTATACCCCTTATTACCTATCTGGACAATGCCGAATCTGTTTTGACTTCTTTGAGTCGCTCACTTTCTAGCGATGAGACTTACAACTATGTCGTTTACACAGGTGAAGGAACTAACCTGTCAATCGGCGTTATTGGTGAAGCCTTTGACAACAATTCAGCCTCGCCAACTTATGTAAATACTTACGGCGAAGTCCCATTATTCAAA